TTATTCTTTTTGCGTGATTTCAACCCTCCTCAAAAGAAGTTATGGAAGGGGTGGAATGACGATAAACTGGAGGTGTTTACTCTTACTGGTGGTAACAGGTTGGGTAAGACGGTTATGGGAGCAGCCATGGGGATATCTACTGTTATTGGGTATTTCCCATGGCTGAAGGATAAAGATAATGATTATCTTGTAAGTAATTTTTCCAATGGCTCCGGTACGAACGGAAAACCTATGTCATGGTTGCAGGATGGTAAACGACCAAGGAAGGTAAGATGGGTCGGTCAGGGTTGGGAGCAGCATATTAAAGGGGTTTTGATTCCGGCTTTGAATGAATGGTGGCCAGAGTGTGAAGAGGTTACGAAGAAGAAGAACTCATTGGGGGTTGAGATTCTGTGGACACACAAAGCAACAGGGTCAACCATTGAGATTGTAAGCAACGAACAGAAGACGGCTACCCTTGAAGGTTGGCATGGTGATCTGGTAATATATGATGAACCTCCCAAAAGAGAGGTTCGTGTTGCATGTGCCCGTGGTCTTGTCGATAGGGAAGGAAGAGAGCTTCTTACGATGACTCTTTTGAACGAAGCATGGATTCATCGTGAAATCATAAAAGCTCGTAATCCCATCACCAAAAAGCTGAATAAGAACATTTGCAACGTAACAGGCGAGATGGCAGACAATATTGGGTTTGGTATTACACAGAAAGGTCTCGATTCGTTTGCGTCCAAGTGTTCAAAGGACGATTACGAAGCAAGGGTGAAAGGTGTTCCGGCATTTTTATCTGGATTGATATACAAGGACTTTGATCCTGATGTGCATGTTGTTCCAAGGTTCCAGGTCCCTCTTGATTGGCCGATAAGTATTGCTATCGATGTTCATTTGAGAGAACCACAGGCAATACTGTTTATGGCAACTGCACCCGGGGGTAAGAAGTATCTTGTGAATGAAATCTTTCAGAATGGCAATGGAACGTGGATAGGTGAACAAGTTGCCCGTTGTGTGATGCAGATGAATTATAGGGTATCGGATGTTATCATTGATCCTTTCTCGAAGTCTGATTACAATTCAGGTGAAACGGTATTTGAAAAAGTTGATGCGGTATTGCACCAGTACGAGCTCTACCTTGAAGTGGGAAGCAAGGATAAGGTTTCAGGTATACTGGAAGTAAGGAACCACCTGATACAACCGAATGGAGAACCTTCTTTGTACGTGTTCGATGATTTGTTCGTGACAATAGAGGAGTTTGAGGGGTATGCCTACGACAAGGAGACAAGTAAACCGGTTGATAAGGACGATCATATGATGGAGAACCTATACCGGCTATTGTTGCTAAATACTAAGTGGCATGATATAACTGATGTACAGCAAGCAAAAAACAATACGTACGTAGACGGAAATAACATAAATTATAACAACCAGCGAACTGGCGTTACAGGTAGTGGTGGTTACTAAAACAATAGGTGGTGTTAACATGGACCATATAGATACAATAGTAATAATGGCAGCAATTTTTATTTATTACATGTGGGTGCGATAATGACAGAATCCAAAACAGACGATCCATACGAACACGACTTATTCACAATTGTATGGCTTGAAGAAGATGGAACCTTTTCGGAAGAAAACAGGGCAAAACTCGAAGTGTTAATTTGCAAAGAGAAATTCCCGATAGTGATAATGGAAAAGAGATATGGATAACAAGCAAGAACACGGCAGGTATAAAGATGAGGTAGCCTGGTGGGAACAAGTCATAGACGCCACCAGTATTCAGGCATTTGAACGGTCAACAGATATCCCATTAAATGATCTTTTCAATACGCTCACATATTCAAGCTACCATAGAAGGTTACCGACAAGAATTAAAAGCAGCAATGGAGAAACAACCGATGAAAGATAATAATAATGTTGAATGTTGCGGGACACCGCCTCCAGCAAAATCGCAGTATGAAATAAAACTGGCGTATGGAGTTATAGAGAGATACAGCAACTGGAGAAGATCCCCGGACAAAACAATGGTATCTATTTTTAATGATATTCATGAAAGAACGAAAGCCTCAAAAGACAACATTGGGAAATAATATATATGAAGTCTATAAAAAGAAATAGAAAAACAGATATTCAGCAGTTGTATGATTTTGCAGAAGAAACAAACCTTGCTGAATATTTAGAGAAAGAGGTTGAGCTAAAGACAATCGGCAATCTTGTTGTGAACGGATACAATATTGATTGCGAGTCTCGCTCTTCATTTGACGAAGAGAATGAAAAAATAATGTCTCTTGTCAACCAGATACATGAAGTGAAAAACATACCATGGCCAAATGCTGCTAATGTAAAGCTTCCGATCATAACCGAAGCCTCAATACAGTTTGGTAGTAGGGCTTTCCCGGAACTCATACCATCTGACCAGATTGTTAAGACAAAAAAGTTTGGTGTGCATAACAATGTTGCCGATGATGCAAAAGTTAGGCGTGGCGAAAGAGTTCAGGCGTACATGAATTACCAGTTGACGGAAGAAATGCCGGACTGGATTGATGATATGGATACTCTTTTGCATGTGATCCCTGCCTTGGGCGGAGCGGTTAAAAAGGTCTATTATGACAATGTTCTTGACCGTGTTCAAAGCGACTTCCTTACGTTCAAAGACGTCGTGGCCAATATAAATATCAATTCATTCAAGACTGCCAGCAGGATAACGCACAAAAGGTATCTTGACAGAAACGCTTACCTTGAGAACGTTAATGCTGGTCTTTGGAAGGATGATGATGATATTTGGTGTGGAACAACCCCTTCTGCTTTACTTGATGACGATAGTTATGCAAAAAAGAAAGCTCTCGACAATGACGATCCGGACGCCTTCTATAATGAACTCGAGCAAGATGAATACTTTGACGGTGAAGATGTAAGTAGCGAGCAGTCTTACGATGAATATGGAGAAATGGTTGAGTCAAAGCAGCATTTGTTCCTGGAGCAACACAGATATCTTGATCTTGATGGTGACGGATACATGGAGCCGTACATTGTGACCGTACATAATGACACTGGAATTGTTGTCCGTATTGTTGCAAGATTCAACGCACTTAACGTGAAGGTTGAGCCATTAGAAAAAAGATCGTTACCTGCTAATGGTGATATCACTGTAGACGACATGTCAGATGCCTCGATAGCTCAAGATGACGTTAATCCAAAGTTAAGATTCTTGAGAATAGAGCCGATACACCATTTCGTTAAATATCCTTTCATACCTAACCCAAATGGCGGTTTCTATGATATTGGTTTCGGTCGGCTATTACTCCCTTTAAACGAAGCCTGTAATGCCTTGGTGAACCAGTTGCTTGATGCCGGTACAGCTTCAAATTCAGGCGGGGGTTTTCTTGCCCGGGGAATAAGAATAAAAGGTGGAGTTGTAAAGACTATACCTGGGGAATGGGTTCCAACAGGTACTCCGGCAGGAGAGTTAAAGAATGGCATAGTGCCTTTCCCAACTCAAGTGCCGTCACAGGTGCTATTTTCTTTGCTCGGTCTTCTCATGGAGTCTGCACGGTCAGTATCGTCTGTCTCAGATGCTATGTCCGGCCAGAAACCTGGGGAGAATGTGTCAGCTCCAACAGTTATGGCCTTGATCGAACAGGGCATGAAAGTATTCTCTGGTATTTATAAAAGACAGTTCAGGGCAATGTCAGAAGAACTCCAAATGATGTATCGCTTGAATGGGGAAACTCTTGACGAGAAGAAATATTTTGAGGTGGTTGATCCAGCGATGGAAGGTGTTGTCGGCCGGGAAGACTTCAGCAATAAAGGGTATGACATACAGCCAACAGCAGACCCAAATATCTCCATGGATATTCAGCGCATTGCCAGGGCACAAGGACTTATGGCGTTATCTGGAAGGCCAGGAATGATTGAGGATGAAATAACGAAAAGAAGCATCCTTGCAATGAAAGAGAATCCGCAGGAATTTATGTACTCTAAGGATAATCCTCCTCCACAGCAGCCACCCGACCCGAAAGTAGAAGAAATGTATGCTAAACTTGATCTTGAGAAAGACAAGCTTGATCTTGAACGTGAGCAATTTGAGCAAGAGAAGATTAATAGCCGTGCAAAGGGTATGCTCGACTTCGCAAAAACAGATGAAGTCAGGGAGAACGAGAAGAAAATAGAGGCCGAAAGGGAAAAAATTATGGCTGAGACAAAGAAGATAGAGGCTGAAGCTAAGCAGGTTGGCAAAGAAAGTTCGCCTTGGCAAACAAAGACTGTTGACAAAGGAAAATAACCATGCTATGTTGTTATGAAGCAAAAAAGAACAGGAATGAACTTGCAAGAGGCATGACTAAAGAGGATTTCCTTGAATGGAAACAAGGCTCTTTCACACAAAAAATTTACGCTCTCTTGCAAAACGTTCGAGATGATTTCAAAGACGACCTTGCAAATGGAGCTACGCTGAAAGGTAGTGTCTCTGGGACATGCGAAGAAACCGCAAGGGTAGTCGGAATAATTTATGGGATAGACCAATTATTGGAAATGGAAGTAAATTAAACAAAAAAAAGGAAGATTATAAAAAAATGGAATTTGACAAGAACGAATCAGAAGCAGCACCATTTGGAGAAAGAGTAATCATTAAACATTTACCTATAGACGACACCATGGGAACTGGAATACTTACAAAACCAATGTCAATGCTTGCACGTGAAGAGGCTTTGCAGGTTAAATCTGAAATTGTTGCCCTGGGGGAACTTGCATTTGAAGAATGTGAATTTAAACCAGAAGTCGGGGACATTGTTTATACCAGCAAGGCAACAGGCTTCGCATTTGTAAATAGCAAAGGCGATGAGTACCGTTTCATTAATGACAAGGACATAATCGGTCTTTGCATGTAAATAAAAAAAAAGGATAGACAGATAAAATGGCAGACCAAGAGATAAATATCCCGGAGCCAGGCTCGTTTGAAGCTGAGTTCCCAGATGACGTTGAAGAAATGGATGATGGACAGTTCGAAGGCGAAAATGCTGATGACGAAGATGATGGTGATTTCGAGGACGGAGAGTTTGACCCAGAGGGTTACGGCCAGAACATAGCTGACGGTGGCGACAACGGTGATGGTGATGATGAAGACACTGATTATGATCTGAAAGCGAAAAGGATGGGATGGGTAAACAAAGATAAGTATCGTGGCGACAGTCGTGACTGGGTTGACGCTAAAGAATTTGTTGAACGTTCTGAAAGAGAGGTTCCCATAATGAGGGAGCGTATGAACAAATCCCTTGACGATGTCGCTTTTCTCAAAAAAGAACTTCGGCAGATGCGAGATACCTTTAAACAGTTCAAAGATTTCCAGCAAAAAAGTGACGATCGTCACTATAAAAAAACTTATCATGATGCAGAGGGGCAAAAAAGGGCTGCTGTTGAAAACGGTGATACAGAAGAATATGATCGTATAGTCGAAGAGCAGAGGAAATATGACGAAGCCTTTGACAAGGATTATGACGATTTTGAGGATGACTCTGATGGCGATGATGATGAGGACGATCCTGCTGAGATAGCACGAGAACGTCAAGCAGAAGATGAATTTAATGTATGGACCTCTGAAAATCGGTGGTTTAACGATGACCCAAGCTTGAGAAAGTATGCTATCCATATGTCTAAATATCTGCAAGACGAAGAAGGCATCGGTGGCGTCACCCTATACAACAGGGTAGCTCAAGAAGTTAAGGGCAAATTCCCTTCAAAGTTCAGGAACAACTCAAGCGGAAGGCGCAGGAACTCTGGCGGTGGAAATCGTGATGGCCAACGTGACAATTATAGCCGAAGAGGTGGCAGCAAGAAAACATTTGGGAATCTTCCAGCAGCGGCAAGGAAACAGTGTATGACTTTCGTTAAACAGATACCTGGTTTTACAAAAGAACAATACGTAAGAGACTATCAGTGGTAATAGGTATTTTCTCACGTTAAAAAATAGAAAAAAATAAGGACTTAATTAAATGAAAAACGGAACGAACAACCAAGCGAAGATAAGCGACAGTTTGCCAAAGGCTGAAACGGACATTGACAAGTTGGATAGAAAGAAAAAAAGACTTGCTCAAAAAAAGGCTATGCGTAGGAAAAGTCCCCATCTTGGACAATTTAAGATAAGCCTACAGACAGAGCCAAAACCTGGCTTCCAGCTTGCTTGGGTAACTGACAAAGATAGCAACTTGCAAGATTATTTAGCCCGTGGATATGATTATTGCGCAAAAGATGGCAGTTTTTTAACGCATGAAGATGTTGGTAGAGGAGATACTGGGATTGATAGCCGCATATCGCAAACTGTCAATAACGACCCAACGCTTGGTAGCACTGCCTACTTGATGCAAATTGAAGATGAGTTATACCAAGAAGATCAGGAAGAACTCGAAAGAGCTGTTCTTGAGAGAGAGGAAGGACTGAGAGCTGGATCTGATAAAAATGGAGAGGTTGGAGCTAATGGCCGGTATGTCCCAAAAGAAGGGATAACCATAGAACACGCAACAAATTAAAATAAATAAAAAAGGAAATATAAATCATGGCAAATATAGATGCACCTTTTGGGATGCTCCCAGTAAGGTATCGTTCAGGGGCTAAATACAATGGGGCTTGTAATGCTTATTGTGTGTTAGCTGCCGAAACAAGCAATGTAGCAATTGGAGATCCTGTAATTCTCCTTGGCTCGACAAACACAACCACATTGGGTACGCATAAGGCTGGAACCTTGCAGTCAGTAGAGTTAAGCGGAGTCGCTTCAATTAACCAGGTAGGAGTTATTGTCGGTTTCGACTTTACATCAACTGATTATACGTATGGAGTAGCAGCAACAGACAGGGTAGTTTATGTAGCTGATGACCCGGATCTATTATTTGAAATACAGACAGATGGCGCGAATGTGGCTGCTGACGCCGGTCTTAACGCAAGTTTTCTTATGACCGTAGCAAGCACAACCCTCGGTAAAAGCCAGGTAGAGCTTGACACTACCACAAAAGCTGTAACAGCTACACTCCCACTTAGAATGCTCCAGCTCGCAGATAAAGAGAATAACGACCTTGGGACAAATGCTATATGGGAAGTGATGATAAATAACCATGCCTACAGGACAACCCTGGGTGCATAGGAAATAAGAAATATAAGGAGATAAAATATTATGGCTGGCGGAATAAATATGACAAGTAATCATCCCAAGATGATGTGGCCTGGGGTAAAAGGAATCTGGGGGTTAGCCTACAACCAGCATCCTGCAGAGTACCCAAAGCTTTATAAGATTGAAACATCTGGCAAAAAGTATGAGGAGATTGTCCAGCTTCGCGGCGGAACAATGGCTCCTGTTAGAGAGGAGGGGGCAAGCACATCGTTTACCTCTACTTCGCAGGGTTATGTTACAAGAGCAACTCACGTTTCTTATGCTCTTGGGTATATAGTAACCTATAATGAACTGAAAGATAATCTGTACATGGAAGTTTCAAAGGGAAGAGCAGAGAGCAATGCTTTCTCTATGAGACAGACAAAAGAAACCGTTTGTGCTAATCTGTATAACCGGGCATTTAACACTTCGTACACTTACGGTGACGGAAAAGCTCTTATTGTAGTCGATCATCCTTCATCTGCTGGAGCTTGGTCAAATAGATTGACTGCTGCCACAGCACTTTCTGAGACTGCTCTTGAGGATCTGCTTACTCTGATTATGCAGGCAAAGACTGATTCAGGACAGACTGCAAGCCTCATGCCACAAGGTCTCCATGTACCACCTGCGCTTTGGTGGGATGCGAACAGGATATTAAAATCTGTGGATCAGTCAAATCTTTCTGGAACTGCCGGATCAAACAACCAGAATGTTTTAAGAGCAACAAATGCCCTTCCTGGTGGAATTAATATGAATCATTATTTCACATCTGCTACTGCTTATTTTGTTGGGACAAACGTGCCACAGGGAATGCTTCTTTTTAATAGAGACGCATACTCACTGAAAAAAGATAATGATTTCTATACCGACAATGCCCTTGCAAAATCTTTCATGAGATTTTCCGTTACTTGTGCTGACCCTCGTTCTATTTGGGGTAATCCAGGAGCATAGAGAAACATTTAAAAAAGGTAGGGTTTTTTTAAAGCCAGCATTTTCCAATCAAGGTTGTGCTGGCTTTTTTTATGCAAAAGGATTAAAGAAAATGACCTTTATAGACGGAGACTTTTGGAGAATATGTGATAGATGCGGACTAAAAGTCAGGCAAACAAAGACAAGTTTTCAAATAAGTAGCGATGGAACAAACACTGGACTAATTGTCTGCAATGACTGTATAGACGCACCTAACGCAACGAGTCGTGAGAGAATATCGCAATACAAAGAAATGACTGTGCCAAATCCAAGACCAAGGAAAGAATACATATTCCTTGATGTTGGAGAAATTCAGGGGGAGGATATACCATAATGGATACAACTAAAGAATATCTTGTAGCAGCAGCTATGAGGAAAGTCCATATGCTCGGGCAAGGCTCTACACCTACGACAGATGAACAGACAGAAGCAGTGTACCAATTAGATGGGATATTATCTACATTAAATTCTATACCATCGATTGAGTATTTTATGTCAAGCACTCCGGTAGCTGTAACAACAACAACAGCCAATTACGTAGAGCTTGACGAAACTGTGTTGTGGGTTGAATCAGCTACTTGCGTGAATGGCACAGACAAATATAAACTTAAGCCAATGCCAATGTCAGAATATCTTGCGCATCCGATGAAGGACATATCTGGCGCACCATTGAAGTTTGCAGTGACTACTGATATTATAGGGTCAGCCTCAACGAAAAAGCGGATGTATTTGTGGCCTAAACCAACAACAAGCACTATCACATACAGTTATAGGCGAAAGATCATTTTGTTTGGCACTACTTCAATCAACCTTGACTTGCCTGACACATGGGTAGAATTTGTGATTACAAAGCTGGCCTATAAACTTGCGTATGAATACGGAAAAATTGAACTTCTGCAGCCGTTAATTGCTGAAATAAACGGAATAATAGCAATTCTTATGCCAGACGCAAGTGCCGATCCACAAGGGGCTACTCCGGTAGCAATATAAAAAAAAGGGAGAAAAATAAAAAATGGGTTCAATAAGTAATTTTATAGCAAACGAGCTTCTCGACCATATATATAACGCTGCATATACTCCGCCGGCAACAATCTATCTTGCAATGGGCACAGCAGATTTCACAGCAGCCGGACTTTCTGTTGAAATTTCTGGGAACGGATACGCAAGAATAGCCATAACTTTTGGAGCGGCAGCATCAAGAGCAATAACGCAGAGTGCAGTTGTAACCTTTCCGACAGCTACAGCCGACTGGGCGCAAGTTACGCATTATGCGATATTTGATGCCTCAACTGCCGGTAACATTATGGCCTTTGGCGCATTGGATACAGCAAGAACTGTTTTGAGTGGCAAAACATTAAGCGTAGCTACAAGTGAATGTGTGATATCCGTAGTTGCAGGAGAATATTCTGACTACCTTGCAGATATATCTCTTGACTTTGTATTCAGAAACCAAACCTTTGCTGCTCCTGCAACATACGTTGGTTTCACCACAGCAACAATCACCGATTCAATGACCGGATCAACAATCACAGAAGTTTCTGGAGGTTCATATGCAAGGAAACAGGTCAATGTTAACGGTGGGTCTGCTCCAACGTGGACTCTTGCAAGTTCACAGGCATTAGATAATGTTGCAGCAATAACTTTCACAACACCAACCGCAAGTTGGGGTACAGCAACATCAACATTCATTGCCGATGCCTTAACTGCCGGAAACTTGCTTATGTATGACAATGGAATGACTGATACAGCTATAGGTAGCGGTGATCCCGTTGAATTTCCTATTGGCGATTACGATATATCTTTATCATAGACAAAGGACTATAAATTATGGCATTAACGACTTTGGTAGCATATAGTGCTGCTGACACTGAAACAGCAGCAGGGCTGATAAAAGACACGATGGTTTCTGCTGGATGGACACTGCACGATGACCAAGCGACAGCAAGCGATTACTATATCTTGTCGAGTGATGGCGCATCTTCTGATAAAATGACCTGTTATTATCAAATTGATTGGAGTTCTACAAATAGTATAATAATATATCTTTATACCTACTGGAATGCCACAACGCATGCAGGGGTTTGTAAAATTGGGATTTCAAGTTACTCTAAAATAACCACAGATGATGCTTCTCCATTTTGGTTGTGGGTTTATGCCGATGAAGATTTTGTTGGCTTAACGTCTAAAGTCGGTACGGCTTACTATGGGCAATATGTAGAGAACTATAGTAAGTTTTGGGAGGTTGAAGGTACATTGGGAAGCGCGGTGACTTCTGGCTCTTCAAAGGTAATTACCCTGGGATCAGGAGAAGGCACGGCATTTACTGTCGGTGTAGAATATCAGATTGTTTCTCCTGTCGCTGAAGGTAGAGAGTTGACGACTGTAACTGCAAAAACAGCAAATACAATAACAGTTGATTCCTTAACCTCCGGGTATGCCGCTGGGTCTGTTATAGGGCAAACACCGTTCACATGGTTAACATCTTCCGGTGCTAATACATATTTATTGTCAAGAGCCGTGTCAGGAACAGGAGCAAATGCAACTACAAATGTGTCAGTTGTAGATATGCTTGATTACGCATACACCAATCCTGATGAAGTTGGAGATCAAAAGTATACAATGTGGCCAGTTATTTATCAGGATAGACACAGTGGGACATTGGGTTATGGTGGTCATGGCGTGAATGTTGCTGCTGCTGGTTCAACATATGAGGATACTTTAGGGGTTGGTACGCTTGAGAGCAGTACAGCCACAGGTGGCACAGTTTCTCTGCTGACGGATTCAGCACAATCGTGGACAACTAATGAATTTCAAAATAAAGGGATAGTCATAACAAGCGGGACTGGGTCTGGTGATGTCAGAAAGATTACCTCGAACACATCTACGGGAATAGTTCCTGATGACGATTTTTCAGCAGCTCCAGACGCAACTTCTACTTTTGCAGTATATAACGAAGTCTGGAGATATTTTTATTTCGCTGCTACCACAAAATCGAGGGCATTTAGGGAGGTGTAGAAATGGCACACTACCAGGCGATTAAAGTTAACACCACGTTCTTAAGTTCAATTTTGAAGAGTGCTACACTCTTTAAAAACCATGAAAAAAGTTGGCGTTATGAGGCAATAAAAATAATGGGTGGCAGGATTTTTAAAACAAGATAAAGTAATGGTGATAGGAATATGGCACATTATAAAGCGTCAGTTATAGGAATACAAACAGCATCCGAAGAAATTTCTTTATCTGCTAACATATCACCATCATTCAACACCACAGACATAGACGCAGTTATATTCGGTTTGTCTGCGTCTATATCAGCAGCATTTAACACTACTTCAATTTCAGCTACGACAGACACTCCTTTATCTGCGAGTCTCAAAGGATCTTTCTCGACAACAGACATCGTGGCAGGTATTGGAATCTCATTAGCCTCAACATTATCTGGTGCTTTTTCAACGTCTGATATCAATACTGGAATTAATATCCAGCTTGCTGCAAGTACCTCAGCAGGCTTCGCGACAACAGGCATCAACGCAACTATAAATGTTTATCCGTCAGTTTCATTGTCTGGAGCTTTTAGCACTTCTGATATAGTAGCTGGCATCACGCAAGAACTTTCAGCGATAAGTTCTGGCACTTTTTCAACAACTAACATTAACACATCATTAGGGCATACTTTAGCAGCAACACTATCCGGTACGTTTAATACTTCTGACATATGCGCATCTATGCCGATAACCTTAACAGCAATCCTTTCGGGAGTTTTCAACACATCAAATATTAATGCCCAGGAGGTAGAGCCGGTGGCTTTATATGAATATAATCCAACAATAAGACAGATAATTAGCGAGGCAATAGAACTTGCCGGAATAGCAAGAGTTGGCCAATCGTTACCAACTGAACAATATTTAACCGGACTGACATCATTAAATATGATGGTAAAAGGCTGGATAGCAGATCAAATAGGGCTTTGGCTTGAAAAGAGAATATATGCTATTCCCGGAAGAGATAGCAAAATAACATATTTTGGGCCAAACTGTGAAACAAGCAGAGTCACTGATGAATACTGGCAAAGAGAGTTGCATGTTGACGCAACTGCATCGACAACCATATATCTTGATAGTATCACTGATCTTTCCGTAGGTGACAACATAGGAGCTGAACTTGACGACCAAACCATGTCGTGGACAACGATCTCAGTCATTAACACGGTAGTTAATGCAAATGGAGGGTATGAAGTCACGTTGGCAAGTGCGCTTCCATCGGTTTCAGCAGCAGGTAATTATGCTTTTATCTACACTGACGATTTTGAGATAAGGCCAACAGAGATTATTCAGGTTTCCAGAGTACAAGCTGACGGTACGGAATATGACATTCCTATTGTCTCAAGAAACGAATATGATTTAATAAACAATAAGGAAACAATTGGAAGCGTCAACCAATGCTATTACCATAACACTATCCCTAAAGGGCAATTATTCCTATGGGAGACCGGAAGCACAGCAAGAGAAAGATTATCTATGACCGTCAAAATTCCTTTCAGGACTATTGAATATGAAGAATCTCCTGGATCGTCATGGGCAGAATTTCCTCAAGAATGGCTCGAAACAATATCTCTCAACTTGGCTGTTCGTTTAATGCTGAAAAACAGAATGACAATGACAGGGGATAAGGAAGAGAAAATGCTTTATTTCCAACAATATAATGATTTAAAAAACATGGCTGAAGAATCTCTTTGGGATTTGAAGGCGTATGACAGGGAAAATACCTCTGTCTACTTTCAGCCGGTAAATACTTATAGGTAGGTATTATGA